CCATGAAAAAGGGGACTCCCTTTCAGGAATCCCCTATCGCCTGACGACGAGATCAGTCGCCTGAACCGGGCACAGTCGACGTGGCTGCCCAGTTCACGCCGCTCAGGTAGGAAACAGCCTGAGGGCGGCGCTTCTTCCAATTGATGTAGCGCTCGGCGCGGATAGCCAGCTGGTTGGTCTGGAACATGCTCACGATCTGCGCCGCGGTCGGCGTAGCCGTCGCATCGTCGTCCATCACGATGGTGGCCTCACGACTCACATCGATGTTCACCATGCCATCGTCGGCCAGGTAGATCTCGCTGGCGAAAGCCAGGATGAACAGGCCGGCAGGCACGTAGTTGGACACGATCACGGGGACGCCATCAATGTCGCCGCCTGTCATGGTCACGTTCGGGTACTCACGCTGACCCAGCGGATTCTTGCGACTGGCCAGGCCGCGCACAGTTGCGGTATCGGTGATGTAGACGGCGCTGCTGACAGGCAGATTCGAGGAATCAGCCACAGCCCACAGAGCGGGAATGTCCACCGCAGGGTCGTTGGTGGCCACGATCGGAGTGACTCCGTTCGTGATGGATGCGGGCGAAGCAGAAGCGCCGGTGCCAACAGCCTTTGTGGGATCCACAAAGTCCTCGTCCGCTCGTTCGATCACTGCTTCCGACAGGTCGTCCCGCACCAGCAGCTGAATCGAAGGGTCAGAGAAGCGCTCGAGCTCCTCGGTGACGACGGAAATGCCTGCGATCTTGGCCCACTTCAGTTCAGCAGCCTCATAGCCCGAGGCGGTAACGGGCTTGCGGTAGCCCTCGCCGACCCACTGAGCACGGCCGGCGGTTGTTTTTCCAGGAATCCGCACGTTGAACGGTACGCGGCGCAGGGAAGGCACGTTGCCGACACCAAACTGGCCGACGATTGTTTTGGGCCGCAGGAACTCCAAAAACTCCGACGACAGCAGGCGATAGTCGACCAAGGCGCCGGCCCAGGTCGGGCTGGTGGTGGTCCCTGCCGAAACAGCCGCCTTCATCACAGCCTGCAGTCGAACGTCATTGCCGAAGGCGTGCTCGGCAAATGCCTTTGCGCTCGACACATCACCCTTGCCCGCGTACATGGCCATGGCGAACTTGGCGAAGCCGACGCCAGGCTCTTCGTTTTTCACAGTCTTGACGATCGCTGGCGCGCGGGATGCGAGCGCTGCCTTTTCAGAGGTGCCATCAACCTTGGTGGCTTTGGCAATGAGTTCCACCTCCATCTCGCGAAGGTCGAGCAGCTCCTTGTCAATGGCCTTCAGCTCGGCGGAGATTTCGCCGAAGCGCTCCTGCTCTTCCGCATCCTTGGTGCGGCCTTCGTCAGCAGCCTTGGACTGGATGCCCAGGCGCTCGGCAGCCAGCTCGGTGCGCTTGGCTTCCAAGGCCTTGATTTGTTCTTGAACGTTCACGGTGTCGCCTTTCGTTGGGGCATAAAAAAACCCGCCGACGGCGGGTTGCTTCGATTTGCCCGAAACGCCGGGCGGTGGATTGGACTTGTCCAGCGAAGTGCCAGACGCGGCGCGCTGCGACAAGTCCAAGGATTTGATGGTGGTAATGGTGGCCTCGGCATTTGCCGGGATCGTCACGGCCGACAGCTCAAACCATTCCCAGCGAGTGAAGTGCACGCCGCCTGAATCAAGGAAGGCGTACTCCAGCGGTTTGAATCCGATGCTCAAGCCCCGCACCAAGCCGGTCTTGATCGACTGCCAGGCCTCTTCGAGGCGCGCCTTCAGCTGGTTTGGCATTTCCTCGAGCGGTGCAACCAACTTTGCGCAGATCTCGATACCCTCCGCCGTCACTTTGGCAGACAGCACCTGGCCGATTGGTTGACTGCGATCGTGCTGCCAAAGCAGCGGTATAGGCAGCTTGAACTCAGCGCCAGCAGGCTCCATCACATCGCCAGCGCGGTCGCTACTGATAGTTGAGGCAATGCCCGTGATTTCGCGAGCTTCCTCATCAACAGCCTTCACTTTCATGAGGCTGTACAAACGGTCTGTTGGTTTCATGATCCCTCTCTAGAGGAAGTGAATGTCGTAACTCTTCTCGGCGTCCGCCGGCACAAGCAACCGACCAACACCCATGATCAACGCCACGGCGCCGTCAATCTTGTTGTCGTTGCCCTGCTTGACCGGGCGCACCACGTCGTCGTTGCCTGGCAGGTGCTTGCCAATGACATTGGTCATGCACCAGGTCATGATCGGGTTCCCGTCATGGTGGAAGCGCCCCGAGGCGATGGCCGCCTCGATCTCCTTCATGGGGTCCGACATGTTGGTGTAGTTCTGGGTGATCGTGATCGGCGTCAACCCCTCGTCATCCAACTGATGCCCCAGGTTGGTGGCCCCATGTGGATCCATGGGTGAGCACTGCACCGGGTTGAGCCTGTTGGCAGCCTTGGCCTCCTCCAAGATCTCCCGGTAATCAATCTCCGCTCCATCGGTCTGAAGCAGCAGGCCAGCGTTCACCCACTTCTGGTAGCGCTCGGCCATCCGCCGGTTGTCCATGTTCGCCACGGTGTCCTCTGGCACCCAGAACCTGGGTGCGATCGAGTAGTAGTGGCGCTTGCCGTCTATGTCCCGCCAGAAAAGGCGGGCCATGCTGTTCATGTCCAGCTTGCGCGCCAAGTCGAACGACAGGACGCATGCTTGGCCCTCGAACTTCTCCAGCGTTAGGCTGGTGTCCTTCAGGGACTCCCACTGCGCCAGGTTGTAGAAGCCAGTCTTCGCCGTCACCCACAGGCCAAGGTGCTTGGTCTTGAAAGTGTTGGTGAAGCGGGCCTGCTGGATCGCTCGCCGCTGCTGGCTCTCCAGGTACTCCTGGTAGACGGAGACCCCCATATTTGGGTTGGCCTTGGCCAGGACGGCCGGGTCTTTCCAGTCGTCGCCTTCGTCAATCGTCCAGATCCAGCCGAACAACTCGTCGTTATCGACTGTGCCTTCGAGCATCTCCACGACCTCGCGGCGCTTGTCGTAGCACGGCCCCTCAATGTTGTAGCCCGCCGTGGTGATGATAAACATCAGTGGCTGCTTGCGCGCCCCCATGCCGGTCAGCATGGTGGTGTAGAGCGCGTCCGAGTCGTGCTCGTGGTACTCGTCCACGATGGCACACGACGGACTGGCACCGTCGCCTGGGTTGCCAATGATGGGCTCCAGGCGGCTTCCGTCAGCAGGCTTGTTCAGGTTCGAGGCGTTCACCTCGATACCGGCGGCCTCAATCAACATCGGCGTGCGCTTGACCATCAAGCGCGCTGGCCGGAACACTTCCCAGGCTTGCTTCTCTGTTGTTGCGCCTGGATAGACCTCTGCGCCGAATTCGCCATCAGCGGCAAACATGACCAAGCCGACGCCGGCCGCAATGACCGACTTCCCATTCTTGCGGTTGACCTCCCAGTAGCTCTCCCTAAACCGCCGCATTCCATCGCGCTTGCGCTTCCAACCGAAGGTGCACGCCAGGCCGAACTTCTGCCATGGCTCGAGCGTCACAAGCTGCCGCTTGAATGCCCACTCACCCTTGGTGTGTGGCAGCAACTCGACAAAGGCAATCTTGCGCTCTGCCTCTTGCGGGTCGAACTTGTAGGGGTAGCTCTTGCCTTTGGCCCGCTCCAAGTCGTCCAGGTGCCGCTGGCATGCCAGGACAACATACCGGCACGCCGGAATCTTGCCGGCGACCACGGCCTTGGCGAACTTCTTCGCCTCCTCAACTGCCGGGTACTTAGCCATTGATCAGCTTGGCGAACGGGTTGCCGCCATCCTCTGGTTTCTTGCCCATCACGCGCGACCGACTTGAGGGGTCCAGCCCCAGCATTCCGCCGTAGGTGGCCATCATTGACGTGGCCTCCTTGACTGCCGTGACGGCAGGGTTCTTGACCAGGCCGCCCATGGCGCCCATCACCGTGACACCGTTTTTCTTCACCTCGTCCTGCGCCATGCGGAACTGGTCGTAGGCATTGCAGTACACCTCGAGGTTCTGGATGTCGGTTGCTTCAATCACCCGCTCGCGACACAGGATCGGGCAAACCGTCTCCCACAGCTCGCGCCCGTAATCGCCCATCCAGATCGGGCAGTCGACATTGCGGACAAGGCCGAAGTCAGGCTCAGATTTATTCAGCGCCCTCTTGCCGGGGTTGCCGGCCAACTCCTTCTGTGCCGTAGGTTTCGGGCGACGACCAGAGCGCCCAGCAGCTCCTGCCATCGGGCCTCCAGTTAAATTTCATTTTTCGCGGGTGTAAAAATTCACTTAGGGGCGCGGCTGTTCCTTGGAGCGCTGCCGACTTTCCGAGCACCCCCCCTAATCCCCACTCAGTTAGTGAGACGGATTCTCATTTGATGCACGACCCCGCTCCTCGCGTTGCTTTTCGCCGCTGTGGCAGGCTTGGCAAAGGGATTGGAAAGGGCCGACCCAGAACTTTTCCAGGTCGCCGCGGTGCGGCTCAATGTGGTCGCAGATGGTGGCCTCGGTGACGCGCCCCTGGCGCTCGCAATACGCACACAGCGGCTCCGCCCTAAGTTGTCGTGATCGCAGCGCACGCCACCTCGTGGTGGTGTACCAAGCACTAAACTGGCCCGCGCTTCCACGCTTAGCCTTCAACGCTTCTTGCTGGTGGGTGTCGCAGTAGCCGTTGGCATTGCGGTGGATGGCCTTGCACCCTTTGTGCCGGCAAGGCCGGTTAGGACGCAGCGGCATCAGCGCCCACCTTCCGCAGCACCTCGATATCCATCCCGCCATCCAGCAGCATGGCCGTCACGCCATCAGGCAAGAGCTGGCGAACGTGCCCCATGACGCTGGCGGCTGCCTGCTTCGACGCCGCCTGCTGGCACTTGAGCACCAGCACATCACCTGGCTCCAGGCGCGCGACCTTGATGCTTTCGATTTGAGATTCAGTCAGCATCACGCCTCCCGTAGCAATGGAACATCACCGGAATGCTCTGCCCAGCAAAGATCGGGTAGATCGAGCGGAAGCGGA